CTATCCTTTCGGAGGGCTCACTATTTTTCCCAAGACGCTTCCCAGAATGTCGATGAAGAACACAATGGCGGTTCCAATAGCGCGGAGCTCAAGGGTCGGAGCAACGTTGAAGATTATGGCCAAGTTGCCAGTGTAATACGCTGCCGTCTTGTAGAATTTGTTCACATCATACTCGATTTGCGGGTTACCAGTTGCCTTGGCATGAGCGTAAGCTTCAATGTAGCCCCAACAGTTCCGCAGCCAAACGAGACCCACCGCGAACAGCCCGCCTCCGAACACGTTACGTAGGAAAACAAAAACTCCCTGAAGAGCCCCTGGCACAGTATCGACGCCTATTCCCAATATTGCTGTTTGCACAGCAAGGAGAGCCCCACCGACTATGGCGAGAATTACTGTTATCACTGGAAAAGCTGTCTTCCAATTCTTCAAATCCATAGCAATCACCTCCTTATGACCGTGAAAAACAAAATCAGGAATGATGTCCGATCAAAACGCCAGTCACGGTTCCAATCAAGCCAGATATACCAGCGAAAACCTCACTATTCCACGAATGAAGAAAAGCAAGATTCGCAGTCTCAAGCGCTACGAGGCAGCCTATAACGACAAAAGAGAATTTGACGAGCAAGACAAGCTTGGGGTTAGGTTCAACAAGAACCGGAGTTCCGCGTCTGGGGCCTTTCGGCGTCAGAGTCCGCGTTAACGCCTTCTTAACCCAGTCGGTCATGATGGTTGCTCACGCGCTCTTGTCGAGTCCTGTTCTGCAAAGACCTTCGCCCACCCATCAAAAAACTATTCATCAAGACCTGAGCTTCACCGGGCTGAAGATGATTCTTCGCTAGGACAGTGACCTTCGTGCTCCAAACAAGCGGTATAGCCGTATAGTCCAAGTCACAGAGCCCATCTGCATAGTGAAAGTTATTCTGGACGAGTATGATGTGCTTGCTCCTCTGTCCCAGCAAACCCAAGTAGACGCCCCAACTCGCAACAGGCACATCCACGTTTAATCCTGCACTGAGGCTTTTACCTATACTCGCATCTGTCCATTCTACGCGGACCAGATCACCTAGATTCAGTTTTTTCATTTCATCTTCGATTTTCTTCAACTTTCGACTTCACCTGTGCATTTACTTTCGAACGACTTTTCTTGGCTTGACAGATCATTTCCATCGTCGCTATTCTGTTCTCGATGGCAACGTTGATGTCCTGCAGGATGATCACCTGAAGCCACTTTGGAAACTTCAGTATCCGAGCTCCAAGCCTCTCCCACATCTTCATCCACTTCTTTCGCAGCGCCGTTTCTCCTGCCCAATCTCTCAGAATCTCAACTTCAGCCAATCTGTTCCCAACCTAAGCTTCCTGCAGAGTCAACGTGAAATACCGCACATTCTTACCTGCAAGATCCATTGCATCGATATTTGCAGCCAGAACATACACGTCTGTGCTGATGACTCGAACCTCATCAGTCACAGCAAATGCCAATTCTGTTCCAGCCTTGCCTGAATCCTCAGAACTCTTAGCCTGACTACTTGCCCAAGCAACACCATTCTCAACAACCCGCAACGTCCAGACCCGGACAACACCCCGAGCCTTAACCTTGCGTTTGGCCTCCCCGCTCTCCCAACGATCCCACTGAGTGTTAATCACTTCAAAGCTTTCTGCAAGAGACAAAGCATCAAGAGTTTTCCCGTCCAAAGTTACGGTCATGCTTCCAAATCAACTCCCACAGCAGCCTGAAGACTCGCAAGAAAAGACTCAGGCAACAACTTCTTTCCGGCACGAACCTCATTGACTATTGCGATCAAAGCTTCTTGCGCATCCTTCAACATCAAAGGCCTTCCCAGAAGCTGCCGAACATTCTTCAGACGGTCAGCAAGATCGAGGTAGTTGAGTTTGAGCGTTTTTATTGTTCCGTCAGTAAGATCATAACTGATTGTAAGGTTGATTTCCCCGTTTTCAACGGTTACCTGAGCTATTTTGATCATGCCAAATCACCTCAAATCCACGGCAATGTGGCTGATGCAGGATCCAGTGTTCAATGAACCCTTAACATAGAGAAGAGAAGTCTGCCCATCAACGATCTCAAAAGTGTAAGTCGGTGTCTGAATGCCTGTACCGGAAAGAGAATAATAATAATCTGTTGCATCTCCATAGCTGAAAGCCCTGACTTTGCCGATGTAAGCATATTTTATCGGGTCGGTTAAACCGTCAAGAGGCTCAAGCATCAAGTAAAGAGTGCTTCCCTGCGGAATATCCAAAGTCACTGGCCTATGAACGTCATCACACATGAGCCAAGGACAGGCTACGATGCTGATGTAGACAGTCGTATTCGCATTGTCTTTAGTGACTGCGAACGTGTGAGCAGATCCGACCGACAATGCTGTATAGTGTTCTGCATGCGCTCCGTTTCCACTTCCTGCATCCTGATTTCTAACGTCAAAACTGATTTGTGAACCATCGACAGCGAGGCTTACACCGTTCGTGAGAGAGTCTCCAACGTTTTCAAAGTTTGTTTGCCCCCCAGTTGTGACCCCGTAAGCCTGGACTCGAAAGACAGCCTGTTTCAAAGCCCCTATGCAAGTTTCACGACTCGCCGATGTTATGCTGATCTGCGAGGAATATGAAGCGAGAAAAGAGCCATTCATATCTGAGAACGCGACAAAGCCGCAGACAAATTTGTCCACCGATGTTTCTGAACTTGTTCCGCCTTGCCTTCCCTCAACCAGAATGTCAAAGGTTCCAGCGTCCACGTAGCAGAAGCACTCATGGTGACCGCTGACGCCGCCTGATGTTTCTTTGTGCGCCCAAACATAGTTTGCACCAACTTTCAACCGGACATACCCGTCATAGCCACTCGTTCCCCTGTGAGCGTCTATATGGAAAATCAAGAGGCCTGCTTTTGTCGTCGTTACGTTCCCATAATCGTGAAGCGTATCCCAACTAGTGCTTGGCGCAGAATAATGAGTGGAATTATTGATGAAGGTCTCTTCAGACTCGATATCTCTAACCTGCTCAACCAGCAACCCCATTTAGAAGCTCCTAGTTCCGATTCTGACCCGTTTATGCGTTGAAGAACTGCCCGAAGATGAAGCCTCAAGAATCACGTTGTTCAAGATCTTCTCAACTTTCTTCACTGCAAGATCTACTGTGCGTTCGTCAGCGGATCCTGCCACATACACGAGCGGACTGTTAATCTCAATCGTCGCGCCAAAACCAGCTTTATTCAAGGGAACGACTGCTTCAGGTCCGGCTTCCCCGATTATTCCAAGCGTTGGTCTGGTGAAGATCCCGCCTTTGGCATGATGTGGAATTGCACCGCCACCAACCGGTACGGCAGGTCCTCCGCCTCCGCCAGTCACGAAGTTGCTAATTGCCGATCCAATGCCCGAGAGAGCCGATCCTATGCCTGAGAAAAAGTCTGCAACAGGCTTCAGAACGTTATTGTAAACCCACGAGATCGCGTCGAAAATCGGTTTGAGGAGGTTCTGGTAAGCCCAGTTGAAACCGTTGCACAGAGCATTCCAAGCTTTCAGCAGGTTGTCGAGGAGAAAGCTGGCGAGAGGCATAAGAACACTGTCCCACAGCCATTTCAGAGCCCCATACACAGCGTTGATAGCAGTACTTAGGGCTCCTCCCAACACGCTCGCAATTGCGTTAACGGCGTTTCTGAAAGGCTCGCAATTCTGATAAGCCCACACAAGCCCTGCGACGAGGGCAGCTATTCCCGCAACAACCAAGACGATAGGGTTTGCAGCAAGAAAGTTCAAGGCCGCACTAGCACCATGTGTGACAGCCGTCCAACCCTGAGTCAGTGTCGAAATGCTTGTAATCATGGTGATAAGGCTTGGAATGACTGTGAGTGCTGATTGAACCATGGCTTCATTCAGGTTTCCCTGAATCATGTCGGCACGTTCACAAGCTACTTGGTACCGTTCTTGAGCAAGCTGCAGATCCTTTGAAGCTGACAGAGCTTGTTCACTGTCTACGCCGAACTTCTCAACGGCTGCGTTATATCGTTTCTGCGCATCTTCAACAGCGTTGAGACTCGTCTTCACCGCAAGGTTTGCCCGGTCAACCTGCACCTGCATATCCATGACACGATCGACGGCATTGTACAAAGCGAAACCGCTCGTCGCAACATTGTTGAAAGCTAGGGCAACGTCTTTCGAGCTTTTCTCTACCTTCTTGTTCGCTTTCTCGACCTGGCTGATGCTGCGTTCAGTCTTGTTGGCCACGCCTTGTATGACGTCGCTTGCCTTGTCCACTGCCCGCAAGAGAATGTTGATCTCAGTACTCAGATTAACGTCTCCCCAGCATGCGGTACCACAAGGTTGCCCAGTTCACGAGAAATTCAAATTGGAAAGGGCTCAACGATTCAATGTAGTCTAATGTGTAGCCGAATTCGTGTGCTATGAAGCCAATGAGTTGGGCGTAGTCGTTGACTCTGATCCAGTTTTCGAGGCCTGTGGAATCTGGAAAAAATTGTCAGCACCAGCTATGAGCTCACACAGTCGAGTGGTTACTTCGCCGGGGAATCCGTCGATGTCTTGTTCTTTCATGTCTGGATAGGCTTTGTGGAGAAGCAGAAAGATAGTCATACGAGCCCTTTCTTCCTTGTCGTTGATCTTGTCGAGTTTGAATAGGTCTCCGGTTGTCAGAATTGTGTATTTGATTTCGCCAAGAACTGGATCCTCTAGAGTGCGGATTTCACCTGCTTTCTGAAGAATTCTCTTCGGATCGAATTTCTTTGCCAACTCTCTGTCGGCTGCCTCTTCTTTCTCGAATAGTTCGCGACCTGTTTCTGTAGGGCTCTTAGACATAGACACGGGCTCCTAGTAGGTTCCGAGGGTTAAGCTTGCCGCTTCGCCCGAACCGTCTTCGATAACTATGCCGCTTTGCTCGTCACGGAATCCATGATGGAAGATTATCGCGTTGCTCAACGTGTACTTCGGCTGTCCCGTAGGTGTGCAGTTTGCAGGCCCTAGAAGAATCGTTATTTTCGTGCCGTTCAGAACGAGTGTTGCATAGGTTGTGTCGATGTACATCTTTTCAAACTTGAACTTGAAAGACTTGTTTCCGCTCTCCAAGACAGCTGGAAGGTCACTTGTGAACTTGTAGTCTTTGATGACGTCAGCGTCCATGTCGAAGGTCACACCTTTCACATAGCCCACTTCAGCACCGTTCACGGTTATGCTGCCGTTTCTTCCGATAACAGGCGTCGTATTCACCATTTTTCTTGTTTCACTCCTTGTTTTGCGGACAACTCCGCTTGGGAATCGTCTCTCGCAACAAGTTGGGCAGATGAGCTGCCAACATCATGTCAAGAAAATCTGATTTGTGAAGTTGAAAATGCTCCTCTGGAATGCAATGGAAGGCAAGCTCCCACTGTTCCTCGTACTCCTTCAGGAATTCAGCACGGGAAAGCTCGTTTAGAGCCCTATCATACTCCTTCTTCGCAAGACTAATTGCGAGCCCTATCCAAGCCCTATAGTACCTGTCGTTCTCACCGATGTACAACAGAATCTTTCGAGTCGCTGACAGGAAATGTTGAAAGTTGCGGTCCTTCAGCGTTCCGAGGGTCTGATAAGATACGTCGTCGAATCTGCCGCCGAAGACTTCAAGCTTGTAAACGTGAAAGAGCTGTTGGAAAACGTGTTCAGCCATGCGAGTCTGCGGATAACGTGTCTGAGGCTCTGGTACGAGTTTGTCTATGATGCGCATACAGCGGTTGATGAGCTTCTTGATCAGATGCTCCTTCAGTTCTTTATGCATGCACGAGCCCTGCTATGGTGTGAAGAACATCAGGGCCTGAAACTTTAGGACGCCGCCGTAGAAGAGTTTGTTCTGAGTACGGATCTCGCCAGGACCGAAGACTGTGGGGATGATGTCTCTCACGGTATTGTTCAGTGTGCGGTCGCTGAGGATCTTGTCGAGCGCATCGCCCATCACGCTTATGATGTCTGTGAACCAGTTGGAGGGCTCGGTTTCACGAATCATGAGGACGATTGAAATGCCGATCTTGTTGTCAAGCATGCTGCCGAATGTTGCAGGACTGATCTCCGTGGGCTCAGGATTGACTATAGCCAGAGGCAAATCAGTGAGTCTAAACTGTTCTCCCAAGATCACTGATTTGATGCTCGAAACAGCTTCCAAATCAGCTTTGACCCGATCGAAAACTGCCTTGTACGCGTCATAGTATTTGTTTGTCACCTGATCTCTTCTCCTGCGACTTCTTGCCAAAGCTCAGGGATTTTCTCTCGGACCACGCTGGCTGTTTCTCGGATGAACGGTTGAGGTTTCGTGCCGGGATGCCGCACTATTGGAGTGAAAACTACTCTTCCTTCAACTTCAAAGCGCAACGCACGCGAAAAGACTGGAGTAATGACATGAGGGCTCGTCCCATACTCCACATACAGGGCGTAAGGAACTGTCGGACCGACCGTCGCTTCGAGACCACGGATCTCCTCACGAATGCTTCCCAGTAACTGCCCAGACCTGACAGGAGCCCTAGCAGATATTGAAGCATACGCGAAATCAGCTGCTCTCTTCACGAGCCTTGGCAAGAGCTCATTTGGAATCTCGTCAGCCAGGATCCTTATGTCTAAGCCGCGTTGCTGCACTTCGACTTGAATGCTCATCCACAAGCAACCGTCTTGCGAACGTAAAGTGAAAGGATAGCCCGTAGCTCTCGGGCGAAGGCTTCAGGCACTAAGACTTTCACGGTCCAATCGTCAACCCGCACAACAGGACTGATCTTGCGTTGGAGAATCCCATGGAGTAGGTTGCTGCAGAGTTGAAGACAAACATGTTTCACAGGGTCTGGTGTCGCAGCGTACCCCGCCGTATATGATACTCGGATGCTTTGCTCTGCGATGGCGGGCACTTTGTTCACCAGCATGATCTGGCCAGTTCGAGAGTTGACTATGTAGTCTTGGGAAGAGGTTTCAACCCAAACCGGTGTTATGCCGTAGCCTTGTGTGTTGTGTTCAACTTTTGAAACCGAAAGGATAGGATAGTAGCGCAGGTCGATCCATGGATACTTGTAATCATGCATCTCATTCGTGAAAGAGAGCCCTGCAGCCTCAAAGAATCCAGACGGTACGGCGCAGTAGTTGTCGACTATTCCCTGAGCTAAAAATATGAGACTGTCAAGAAAAGTGTTGAATGCCGAATCACTGGCGTAGCCTAGATCTGTGTATGCAATTTTGCTGTAAGCTTTGACGTCATCCTTTGTGCAGTATACCATGCTGCTCACCCCAGATAGATACGAATTCGACCAGAGCCAGAAGCTTCTTCACAAGCCAGCTCTGGGCTCGTTCATATCGACGATCTTTGCCCTGAGCCAGAAAGTACACGTTCACCGGTACGACTGGCGGAAGTTTGCCTTCCTTGATCTTCTTCCATCTGCAGACACTGCACGTTAAATGCCGCCTCAAGAGATTGTGACCGCAAAGATTGACACATTCAGGGGCTCCGAACAATCGGGCCAAGCCAGACCTCTTGAACGGTTTAGGTTCAGGAAGAGTATAAACAGCGAAACTTTCGCCTTTCTCATCAATGGCGATCACATAGTTGTCATCAAGTTTCAGCATGACCGTTAGACCGTGAGCCATCGCTAGGAGTTCAGCACGACTCATCTTGGTAAGGTCCAACATCTTTGATCGCTGCTTCGAATCGAAAAAAGGGAGAGGAGAGATGTGTATTCTGAACAAGAGGCTAGGTTTGAGATGTGATTTTCTGGATGCTGTTGGCTATTCCGCCTATGGCGCCGCCGTCCATGTGAGTGATCACATAGTTCGACAGTTCAGTCGGAATCCTGTAGATTTCGACAGCAGGCTCCTCTTGCAGACCAGCCCAGACCGCACTCAAGCCCTTGGTTCCCACATACGCTAGGGATTTGACGCCAGAAGGACAAACTGTGTCCCAATAGGGATCTGCGTACCAGTCAAGACCCATGACCTTCGGAATTTTGCCGGTCACCAGTAGATCTGCTAGAGCCCCGTAGAACTGCTTTTTGTCATAGTCCGTGGTGAAGGCTGTCCACATGTTAGCTGGAGAAGTCACGATGAAGTCGCTCTGGAATCCGTTGTTAGCATTGTTCTTGATTGCTGTGGCAATCTCTGCGAATGTGAGAGTTGTGCCTGACGCTGCGCTTAAGCTTCCTCCGGCTGCTGCGGAAAGTGAGACGACGACGTACTGGAATATTCCTTGTCTGACGCATGCGCCGTGAACTTGCCCTATCTGTTCAACGAAGTTGATGGCTGAAGTATTAGCTAGCAGGTCGGAAATCTGTGTTACCTTGCCGAAAGGCTTCATGGTGATGGTTCGTTTCGTCAGAGTGGGATCTGCGGCGGCTAAAGCTGAGCCTTCGGTCCATTCACTGAACGTTGGCTGCGTTATGATGTTCGTGTCGACTGTTTTGCCTGAGCCCTTAGGAACGGCTGCAAGCATGCATAGCTCTCGAGCGTCGACCCAGTTCTTGAGTTCTAATAGGGCTCTTGCTTGAACCATGTTTGGCAAGGCGATGTTGCTGGTGCTTGTCAGAAGCTCTTTGACGCTCATTTTTGCGACGTCACTTTCATAGAAAGTGTGCAGCTTTTCTGTTAGTTCCTTCTTGCGTGCCAGGCTATAGATTTCTTTCATGGTCATATTGGCGTACAGCTTGAGGTCTTCTCTCTGTGAGATTCTATCCTCGAGTTTGGTGAATCTCTCTTCGATTTGATGGGCTAGATCCGAGATTTCTTTTTGACTCATTTCTTCAATCTCCCTTGAATTTCATAACCCACATTTCGCTGCCCAGCTCACTGGAAAGAGTCGGAGGGTTAACTCACCGCGAACCGAAAACTAGAGTGATTTCTTTGTAGCTGCTTCGATGACTTCTAGGCTTACGAGACGGAAGGCCTCAGACTTGCTGGCGCCTTCGCTTCGAAGCTGATGGAAACGAGCCCAGAAACCTTCCTTGGTTAAGACACATTTACAGGACTCTCTCTTGGGGTCCTCCTTTGGTTTCTTCAGTTGCTCCAAGTCAGTTTTCAGAGACTCATACTTGTCTTGCAGGTCTTTGATCTTCTCATGTAACTCATCCTTGGATTCCGCGAGACCAGTTTGCGATGAGCTTGACGTTGCCAGAGGCGTTACTGGCGGCTGCGCATTTGATTGCAGGTTTTTCTCTTCTTGTCTCAATCCCTCGGCTCCTTTTTCACTCACGTTTTTCCCGTCCATTACTGCGAAGCTTTCAACCAGTTTCTCAACCGGCATAATACGAGTAAGCGGCACGCCAGGCAAGACATCTTTCCTCAGCAAGGCTAGACCTGTGAAAATTTGCCCCTTACAAACTGAGCCTTCGGGCGTCAACTCAGATCCGCGAAGACATTGTGATTCAGGACTAACATGGATGACATCGCCCTTCTCGATGAGATCAAGGGCTTTACTGCCTTTCAGTACTCTCAGAAGGCATTCAACACAGTCATCTTCATAATCAGCGTCATAGACCTGAACTTCAGGAGCCATTTCAGACGTGTGGTCCCAGTTAGGTGTCTTACCGATTAGGGACCTGGCAGCCCTGAGGAGCTCATCCTCTGTGTAGACGTTGTTGTTCATGCTAGAAAGCGGGAAGAGAACCTCGACTTTGAAGTATTTCGCAAGTTCGTCTTCTTTCAAATATTTGAAGTATGGTTCGGCCCAACTGAATTTCTCTTGTGGTTTCTGATAAGGCTTTGTATCGTCCAAACCCATGTTCTTCAGCCAGCCGTAATAGTAACTTTTTCCAGTGTCGCATTCTTTCTGGTCTTTACAGTACCGCCACATGAAAGCTTGATAGATCTTTTCAAAGTCAGAATGTCTAAGCAAAATCAATCACCTTGCTTCGAATTCGGAACGACAAGTCTGCTGTCAATGTAGACGTTCTTGCCCGCCTCTTCTGGATAACCTAACCTTTGTCTCGCCCATTCTGGAGAGACTATGGCATGCTCGATCTCGCCTTGGAGCATTTTGCTCACAGCTTCTTTGTCTTCGCTTTTCAAGGGTCGCCAGACCATCTTCACGGGGCTCCTCGTGCGAACCAATGAAAAGATGTCGCGTTCATGCATTCTCTTCAAGACACGCTGATAGCCACGGACTTCAGCTTCGAGAATTCGCTCCTGATATTCAGCAGTAGCCATCGTCGTCGTTCCACCGAAACCGAGTGCCGGCTCTGGAACACCGAGTCCTGCAACAAGGTTACGCGTGAAATGAGCCAATATTGGTTCGACTGTTTGGCGTCCCCCGACGCTGGCGCTTTGGTAGACTTCTTGAATCGTCAGGATTCCATCGTGGAAAATGTCTTCTCCGGGCTTGCGGTTGATGATGCCGTTCTTGGTCTTGTCAAAAGTGTCCTTGTCGACAGGCTGCTCTTGGCTCCCGATCTGAACTGCAAGCAGCGGATCCGCCCGACGTCGAGCTATCCACGGGAGCTTCTCTTCCATGAATAGCAGAGCCTTTATTGTTGGCAGGACCCTTCGCAAGCAGCCCACGCCAAAGAGAGCCCAGGGCTCGCAGTTGAATTTTAGCTCTAGAATTTCGTCAGGCTTAAACCGCTCGACCTTCCCGAACTCGGGCTCGTACACATACTCGGTGACTTCGCCTCTTGCATCTGTTTTCTTGCCCATCTTCATCGGATTCAAAGCCCTAAGTCTAGGCTTAGACTGTTTTTGCCAGTACATGTTTCCGAAGATGAGCCCATACAGAGTTCCGTCGCGAACAATGATGTCCGCCTCAATCTGAGTCAGGAGATCCTCAATACTGCTGATGCTGCCCTTGTCGTTGCTTTCAAGATCGTAGCCCATCTGCCAAATCATGAATTGCTTGATGTCAACTGCTCGGGCAACGTAGGGAATGTAGTAGTATGCGTCGAGGTAGTCTTGGAAATCATTGAAGTCGTCAGGATACTTGGCGCCACTAATTGTGCTGATTGAAATCTTGGCAGCCGTTGCTGGATTTACGGTTGCTTCAATGAGTTTCGCGTTTTGTAGACGCCCGCGAATATGAGCCTCACTTAGTTGAGTGGTTTGCTCGGTGCTGGCAACAAGGTAAGCTTGAGTGCTTTTTCCTTCAACAGAAACGAGCCCTAATGGTTTAGGCTTCTCTGGCTTAGGCTTCTTCTGCCAAGGCCACTTCAATTCTTATCCCCAACATTGCCGAAATCCACGAGACCTCTGGTTACAGGTTGCTTTACCGCAGCAGTGACAGCAAGGCATGCAGCCCAAAACACGTCGTCATGACTTCCTTCCGGATGAGTGAACTTTACGTTTCCCGTCTTCAGTAACTCGAATTTCTCGACATTGAGCTCTGCAGTCAAGTCAACGTCGGCAAGACTTTTCGTAGGTGTGTACGGAATCCGCACTTCACCGCCGCGCATCTTCTCTCTGAGAATGGTCGCCATCTCTTCTTTCGTGGGTAAAGTGAAATTGACGCCTGTGACGTTGCTGATTCCGCTGCGCTTCATATCCTCAACAATGTAATCACCCACACCGGTGACATCTGCGTACGTGGCTCTGAGAATCTTCCAGCGGTCTTGGAGACTTTTCACGTACCCGATGACGCTTGCATACTCTGTGTTCAATGGGAAACGGTGAAGATGGACAAACCGAAGAATCCTTTCGCATTTTGCGACAACGAGTATAACGCTGTAATCCCTGTGTTTGCCAAAGTCGACACCGGCATAGAAGTCTCCTTCTGTCTGGGTTCGGAAATCCAGGAAGTCAAGTTGACTGTCAATGCATTTCACGATCAGGCTTTGAGTAAGCCAAGTATCAGCATCCTCAACAAATTCAGCATAGAACTCTCGTCTAAACCGTTCTTCAGGAAGCTCCAGCCGCATCTGATCAATAAAATTCTGCTTAATTAGCCCGCTTTCAACGACGTCTTCGCATGTCACTACGTGCTTGCTGAATTCCTCGCTGTGGCACATCCGGTAGAAAACACTGTCCTTGTTCCAAGGCGTGCTCGAAGTAATCAAAGCACCGTCTGTCGTCGCAAGCATAGGATACAATACGTTATAGAAAACCAGTTCGTCATCGTGGAAAAAGTTCGCTTCGTCTGGAAGCACCAGGTGAGCCGTGTATCCTCTCAGGAGCTGCGGAGAATTGGGCAGGATCACGATTCGCGAATGATTTCTACACCTTATCACAGTCCGCTGCTGCCGCTCAACTAAAGCTCGTCGAGTCTCTGACGGCAGACTTGCTAGGTAGTCTTGGATACGATCTCCGAGTATCATGCTTTGCCGTAATGACGGCCCCACGACCAAGGTCAAAGTCTTCGGGTGCGTCAGGGCAAACCAGAGGGCTCGCAACGCGATGGTAGTTGTCTTTCCAGCTTGACGACTCCAGCGAACCGCAATCCGTTTACTCTGATCTCGCAGTAGCCGTGCTTGGTACTCGGTTGGTTCGAATTTGAAAAGAGCCCTGCAGAACTCGACAGGATCCTCCGGAACCAAGATCGGTTTCGGAACGTTGTCTCTTTCCAGCTTGTCGATCTCACGCCACAATGTAGTGGGACTCTCAGGCAGACTCTTCCAGGTCGACGCACTCACGAACTCGCCTTCTCTGCTTTCAACTTGTCTAGGGCTCGTTTGATCTCCTCAAGATCACATAACTTCTTAGGACGCAAACTCAAACCCAGAAGCTTCGCAGCCAACTTCATGTACTGCAAGCTGATTCTCTCTTCCTCTTCTTCAGCAAACTTTTTGGCGAGCCCATACGCTTCAGCCGCAAGATACCTGCACAGCGCGTCTCGAGCTGCATATGACTCGGCAGCGCAGAAATCTTCCTCTCGTACTTTCCTAGCAATTCTTGCAAACGTGCGGTAGAATTGGGAAAAAATAAAATTATTTTTTTTCAC